GATGCAGCAGTCACAGTACCTGTTACACTAGCACTTGATCCGGTTATGACTCCGCCCACCGTAGACGCGGCTGTAACTGTGCCACTAGCACTGACTGAGGTGCCAAACACATTGCCATTGAAATTGCTTGCATTGACGTTGGCACCTACTGTGAGTACGTTTGATGCTTTGTTGAATGTGAATCCAGATACTGCGTTGGCTACTCCTCCATCGTTGAACAACACTTGAGTGTTGGCGCCAGGTGATGTGACTGAACCTTGTATGTTACCAATCAACCAAGCAGCTGTGACATTGCCTGTGGCACTGACATTGCCGCTGGTTAAAATATTTCCACCAGTTACGTTACCGCTCAGCGATGCAGATGTACCAGTTATCACACCACCCACTGTACTAGCGGCAGTGGCAGTACCTGTGACACTAACACTTGATCCGGTAATAACACCGCCCACAGTTGAGGCAGCTGTTTGACTGCCAGTTACGCTTGTTGATGTACCAGTGATTACTCCACCAGCAACACTGGCGGCTGTTACCCCGCCTGTGACACTTGCACTTGATCCAGTGATAACACCACCTACAGTGCTTGCCGCTGTGACTGTGCCACTGGTGCTGATAGCACCTGTGCTTAAAACGTTGCCACCTGTGATGTTGCCAGTAGCACTTACTGTGCCACCTGTAGCCAAGTTTCCACCAGTGATGGTTCCAGTGGCACTTGCTATGCCACCTGTTAATAAATTACCACCTGATACATTGGCTGCTGAACTTATGTTGCCTGTGGCACTTACAATGCCACCTGTGAGAAGGTTACCGGCTGTGGTGTTGCCAGTGACACTTGTGCTTGAACCAGTTATAACACCGCCCACTGTACTAGCCGCAGTGGCTGTACCTGTGACGCTGACACTCGATCCAGTGATCACACCACCCACTGTGCTGGCTGCTGTTTGTGTGCCTGTAACACTAGAACTTGATCCAGTGATTACGCCACCAACCGTGCTGGCAGCTGTGGCTGTGCCTGTGACGCTGACACTCGATCCCGTGATAACTCCACCTACTGTGCTGGCTGCTGTTTGAGTGCCAGTTACGCTTGTTGATGTGCCAGTGATTACTCCACCTGCCACTGAAGCGGCTGTGACACCACCTGATACAGAAGTTGATGTGCCTGTAATTACGCCACCTGCCACTGAAGCGGCTGTGACGCCACCTGTGACACTTGCACTTGAGCCAGTTATAACACCACCCACTGTGCTGGCCGCTGTTACTGCGCCTGTTAGGCTTAAACTTGTACCTGTGGCAGCACCAATGTTGGGTGTGGTTAGGTTTGCACCGGCCTTGACCGAGATATTACCAGAACCATCAAAGGCCGTGGTGTTGTTGTCAACTTTGGCACTGAATGTTTGACCAACCAGGCTCAAACCAGCTGCGGTGTTGGCTGAATAAATCTGTGCTTGGCTGAACTGGGCAAATGTGATATTGCTGGTGCCAAACGTGATGGTTCCTTGTGGGGCATCAACCACATAGGCGCTGCCCAAGTTAACGTTACCGCCCTGTACAAAAAAGTAGTCGTTGATACTGAGCTGTTCTGCGCTGTTAGGACCGTATTCGTCAGCGTCCGAGGCACGTGTGATCACTGTTGCGTTTGACCACACATATATACCATTTTGTACAGCATTGGCCTGATCTTTGACCAAGATCCTTGTGCCCACGGTCTGTACGTTGGCTGTGTCGATGAGGTTGAACGAGCCAGTTGTGGTTAACGTAGCACCAACGCCATTGGCAACACCGTTGGGTTGTGCGTAGGTAACGGTACCGCCTGTGGCAGTGGCCAAGGTAGTAGTGGTAGCCACCTGCACCGCTGGGTGGAAGGTAAGAGCTGTGGAAGCCAGGAGATCAACATAGTATTTGCTGGCCACGTCTGCGTTTTGTTGTGGGGTTAGTTGCACTCCGTTGATGTAGGTATTGTTAAGAACAATGTTGCCTGACGTGGTATCAAGATTTATGTTGCCAGAACCAGCTTTGATTGTTACCGCAGTTGCATTATAAAGTTGTGCCGCATTGACATTGGGACCAGTGATATTGCCTGTGGTACTGACGGTTGAACCTGTAATCACGCCACCAACGGTTGAGGCAGCAGTTTGTGTGCCAGTAACACTTGTAGAGCTACCTGTGATCACACCACCCACTGTGCTGGCTGCTGTTTGTGTGCCAGTGACACTTGTGCTTGAACCAGTTATAACACCGCCCACTGTACTAGCCGCAGTGGCTGTGCCAGTTACGCTGACACTCGATCCAGTGATCACACCACCCACTGTTGAGGCAGCCGTAGCAATACCGCTGGTGGTTACATTCCCAGCAGTTACGTTGCCACTCAGGCTGGCGCTGGTGCCAGTAATAACACCACCCACTGTACTAGCGGCAGTGGCAGTACCTGTGACACTGACACTCGATCCTGTGATCACACCACCAACTGTACTAGCGGCAGTTTGTGTACCGGTTACACTTGAACTTGAGCCTGTGATAACACCGCCCACTGTACTTGCGGCAGTTTGTGTACCGGTTACACTAGAGCTTGAGCCTGTGATAACACCGCCCACTGTACTTGCGGCAGTTTGTGTACCGGTTACACTAGAGCTTGAGCCTGTGATAACACCACCTACGGTACTGGCCGCTGTGACTGTACCGCTGGCACTGACCGAGGTGCCAAACACATTGCCATTGAAATTGGCGGCGTTGACGTTGCCACCCACAGTGACCAAATTTGATGTTTTGTTGAATGTGAATCCGCCGGTGGCATTGGCTGTGCCGTTGTCGTTGAATATGACCTCGGTGTTGGCACCAGGTGATGAGATTGAACCTTGGATATTACCAATCAACCAAGAGGCACTTACGTTACCGCTGGCAGTTACGTTGCCAGAAACACTGACACTCGATCCTGTGATAACACCACCCACTGTGCTTGCGGCAGTTTGAGTGCCAGTTACAGAAGTAGAAGTTCCAGTGATCACTCCACCCACTGTAGACGCGGCTGTTTGTGTGCCCGTTACCGATGTTGATGTGCCGGTGATAACTCCACCAACGGTTGAGGCGGCAGTGGCAGTACCTGTGACACTAACACTTGATCCGGTGATAACACCACCCACTGTGCTTGCGGCAGTTTGAGTGCCAGTTACAGAAGTAGAAGTTCCAGTGATTACTCCGCCAGCAACACTGGCGGCTGTTACTCCACCTGTGACACTTGCACTTGAGCCAGTTATAACACCACCCACAGTGCTGGCCGCTGTGACCGTACCGGTTACACTGACATTGGTGCCTGTGTGATTGGTTGCTTGTACGTTGCCAAATGTGGCATTGCCAGTTCCGCTAACAGTACCGCCAGTGGCTATGTTGCCACCTGTGATGGTGCCTGTGGCTGAAATCAAGCCCGGTGTGAGCAGATTGCCACTAGTGACGTTGCCCGTGAAATTGACGGCGCCAATGATGTTGCCAACCAGGCTGGTTGTGCCTTCAACTATGGCATTGCCTGTGTGCAGATTGGCATAAGAACTAATGGTAAATGTGGTGTTGGAAACTGTGGTGGTGCTGAGTGCGGTTACGAATTCTTTTTGGCTTTCTTTCCAGGCCAACACCGCAGAGTTTTGGCTTCCGCGCAGACCAATGGTACCAATGTCCAGTGTGGGTGCGCCCGAGGTTTGTCCATCGGCCAAGGTGATCAAAGGATCCAGGATCAAGGTATTGACTGTGTCTACCGCAGTGGTAGTTCCGTTGACTGTCAAGTTACCCGAAATAGTAAGATCAGAACCATAGGTCAAATTGTTGGCGATCTTGGTAGAAGTGATCGAATAGTTCTGCAGTTTGGCCGCAGCATTGACACCTACCAGAGTATTACCTGCAATAGAGTCTGTGATCTGATTGTTATTAATTCGTGTGACTGGCATTTTTATCTCCGGTTGCCATTTTGTACCACCATTGATGACCATGGTCATCAATTCTAAATTGTTAGTCCGTGAAAATCCACGGGCTATGACTTATTTATCAGGGCCCGGATATTTTGGATATTACAACACTGATTTGGAAGATATTCGCTCTGGAGCGACGGTGTTGCTAATCAGACAGCAGTGGTCTATTGGAAGGATATTGTATTTATACAGCTTTGGAAAATATAGAAATCAGCCCAGAATTTTTACAGGAATCTAATGTCTATGACATCGCTGGGTGCTGGTGCTTCAGTAAACACCAAATTGACGCTGGGATTTGGACTCATGTTGTAGCTCTGGCCCGGAATTTGTGTGATACCGTTGAGCATGATCAAGGCAGCTGCTGTGGTAGTTGAACGATCCAAGGTAAAAGTCGTGGTTGATCCATCGCCGTAGATTATTTGATTGGTCACTCCGCCCACCACTGTGTCCCACTCGGAGCCATCATAAACTTCAAGTCTACCCAGGGTAGAATTAAATCTCACGGTGCCCGTGGTTGCTGGACTTGGACGCTGGGCAGTGTTGCCCACTGGAACAGCTAGGCCTGTTGTTGTGTTGACGTAAACTATGCCTGTGCCTGTGGGCTGTAGCACCACATTGCCAATGGTAGAATCTGTGGTTATGGTAGTGTTGGCTAGGCGCAGATTGGCCAAACTTGCTGTGACAGCCTGTATGTCGCCGTTTGAGCGTAAATTTCCGCCGGTGACATTGCCGGTGGCCGTGATTAGTCCGCCTGTGGCTATATTACCACTAGTGATGTTACCGGTGGCACTGACGGCGTTGGCTGTGACCACATTGGCACCGGTGATGTTGCCACCGGTTAAGATTATATCGCCGCCTGAGCCCGAGGTAACAACATTGCCAGCAGTGATGTTTCCTGTGACTGTGACAGCGTTGCTGGTCTTGTCAAATGTGAATCCAGCACTGGCATTGGCTGTGCCTGCGTCATTGAATATGACCTCGGTGTTGGCACCCGGTGAACTGATATTGCCTGAAATGTTACCAACAAAATTAGCGGCATAAACATTGCCGGCTGTGCTGACGTTGCCAGCCGTGACGTTGCCAGTGGCAGAAATCACGCCCGTGGTCAGTATGTTACCCCCACTCACATTGCCAGCAACATTGAGATTGGCTATGTTGGCTGTGGCATTCACTGTGAGTAAATTGCCCGCTGTGTCGAAAGTCAAATTGGCACTGGCACCAAAATTGTTGTTGTCGTTGAATTGGATCTGTGTGTTTGATCCTGCAGGTTGTTGCAGGTCCCAGGGCACTCCGTTGGCATACAGCAGGTTATCGGTGAGCAGATTTCCTGTGGCTATGTTACCAGCAGTGCTGAGATTTCCAAGAATCACATTGCCAACCACTTCAAGCCTGGCAGTGGGCGAATTGGTACCGATTCCCACATTGGCATTGGCAATAGCGATATCTATGCCATCTCGTTCAAGAACGCTTGATAGTATTTGCCCTTTTACGTAGTTGACTGCCATGGATTATCCTTGTATAGGATATTTAGCGTTAATTGTCTGTGTGGATTATGTTGATGGGCACTGTGTTGGGCGGTGCCGAAGTAAATGTGATATCAAATCCACCGTCCACAGTGTAGGCCGTGGTGGGTTCTTGATAGATTGATCCAACAAACACTATGATTTGCTCTGCACTGCTTTCGGCTTCGCTCATGTTAAACACTGTGGTAGATCCATCACCAGTGAAACTGTCAACGTTGTAGCTGATGCTACCACCAGCACTGAGACTGCTCCATACAGAACCATTGTAAAATTCTACTAGACCCGATGTGGTATTGTAGCGGATCATGCCAAATGTGGGATATTCGGGTCTTGTGGCTGCTGACCCTGTAGGCAAGACTACTCCGGTGCTGCCAGACTGTAACCGTCGATTTTTAACATAGTATCCCATTAGATTGTGGTATAGCTGACCACTGCATTGAGATTACCTGTGGAATTGGCCACAGCTTGTATGCTGTCGTTGTTGGACAACAGCAGTTTTTCACCAGCAGCATAGATTTGATAGGTGTCAAATCCAGTGAGTTCTACGTTGGTCAAGATCAAATTTTGCGCATTGGCAGTGTTGCCAGCTGGTACTGCATGCACATTGGCAGAGACTGTGTTGGCTGTGTAGTTGTTTAGAGTCAGCCAAGTGATAGCTGTGTTGCCACCGCTTACATAAATGTTGCCCACTGTGTTGCCTATGTTTGATGTTGCTATTGACATGTCTGTTCCTTAAAATATGATTGCAAATACTATGGCCTTGCTCTTGCTGACCAATTCGTCATTAGCACTTGCGCTGGTAAAATACAGGCCAGTGCCGCCGGCACCAACCACATTACTATACAGTGCCACAGCATTGGCCACATTGGCCGGTGTCGCACGATTACCAAATATCTGGTGCCCTAGCAGAGTTAGTTTGTTGGTGCTGTAGTCAAAGGTTAAATTTGCGCTGGCTCCAAATGCGCCGCTTTGATTGAACTGTATTTGCGTGTCGGATCCTGCCACTGTGCCTGCACCGCCTGCGGACAAGTTTGCATAAGCAGCTATAGGAACACCGTTGGCATATACGCTACTGCTGATCTGCCAGGCATTGGCACTCACATCAAATCGCAAACCCGCATAGGCTGTGTTGGCCACCTTGGTAGCTATCAGGCCCATGTCGTTGACTGTGCCGGTGTTGTTGGCAGCAACAATTATGAATGCATCATTGACTGCAATTTCGCTGACATAGGTCACGTTACCAGAGATGTCCAAATTGCCATCAATGTAGATGGTGCCTTGTCCGCTGTCAACTGTGATATACCAATTGTCGCTGATATTTTTGTAGCTAGCCATTAAAGATCCTTTTTGTTATTTATGCGGTCCAAGAAGGTGTGCAAGTCAAGGTGTGAAAGATTATTTATAGTGGCAAAATCTTTGACCGTGGCAGTTGTTGGGCTTTGTATCCGCACAAACTGCACTTGCCTGTGATCATGCATGATTTTTGTCAATTGTTTCATCCAATTTCCAGTGAACGTGGGCGGAGCATGGGAGGGTTTATAAAACTCTGTGCCGGCATACAAGTTGTTGATGGTGTTGTTGGCAGTGGGGCCCATGTCAAAACCCAGCAAAAATATGCGACGGTGTCCGTCCTTGGCAGCTATTCCCACGGCCAAGGGTCCACTGCTGTATCCAAAATAGTCCTCGGGCACGGCCCGAGCGCCCAGTCCTTCTATGGGTTTGCGAGTATGGAATCTGTGATTTAAACTGTAGCCTGAGTTTTGTATGTGTTCGGCTATGGGGCGATCTGTGGCAATCAAAACATCAGGAGTAAACTCTCTATACAAGGCATTGCATCCATAGATTTTTCCATAGGCTTTTAGCGTTTCCAAGTCTATGTCTTTGCGGCCGGTGCCGTTGCCAAGTACGAATGCTGTGGTCATAAAAAATCCCCACTGTACTTAGTGGGGATTTTGTTGGCAACAACAGGATTATGATGTCCAGTCGTTGAGTTGCGCCATGCTGAGGGTGCCGTTGCTGTTTTGGTTGGTACCAGCCCAGGTCGCTGTTTCTGCGCCCGATTTGGCAAACTGTTCGCCATCCACAAAGAAGTTGGCAGCATACTCAATGTCGTCAACCACTTGATCAGCATTCCAGACGTCTCCAGTGTCGGCATTTCCGCCGGTGGCGCCACCAAAGAAGTCTTGCACAAACTTGTTGGTCAGCTTGCTGACTCTTGTGCCTGTGCTGTCGCCTACTGTGATTACGATGTTCATATTACCAGCACTGGGTGTGGCTTGATTTTTGAGCACGCACTGACCAACCAAGAAACAGTTACCGTTGCCCGAGTTGGAACCGTTGGCAGTAGCTGTGAAGATAGTGCCCACACCATAGCCGGCAGGTGCTCCAAACAGACTCCAGTTTGTGCTACCCACTGTGTTGATGTAGTAGCTGGCACCAGCTACAATGCTTTCATCTTGCACGGTTGTGCCTGAGCTCATGACCAAGAACTTGTGTGAGCCTTTTTGGCGCAGGATTACGCCTGTGGTTGAACCTTGACCCGAGCCGCTGGGCAAGGCGATGTTGACTGTGACCTTGACCACCGGATAGGTTGTGCTCACAGCACCGCCACGATTACCACCTACTACGCCAGTGAAGGGCAAGGGTGTGGTTTGAGGTTGTGGTAATACCACCGTGGCTGTTTCCATTGATGTTGGAGCAGCAAATGGAGGATAAGCCTGATCTATTGCTACAGCCTGAGCTGTGGGGCCTGTGGTAAAAATACCAGACATGGCGCTATATTTTTGAATTTTGAGAGGACGTCCCATTTTTGTTTTCTCCTTAAAGAAGCCCAATGTGGGTTCTAGCCACTACGCGGTGGGGTTAATCACCGCATAAAACGCAGGATTGCGTTGACAAGTATTTATGGTCCGACAAATATTTTGGGCAGTTGAGCGCAAATTAAATAGAACCATGCACACAGAAGAACTCATAGCCCTGGGCAATCAGGCCCGAGAAGACAACGATCCTGAAACTGCCTTGCAATACTATGCACAGGCCTTGACGCAAGATCGCAATTCGGCCAGTGCATTCAACAACTATGGCAATGTGCTACGCGAGTGCGGTGATCCCCAAGGTGGTATACCATTCTTGCTGAGAAGCATAACCCTGGCGCCCGAACACCCTACCGCTAGATTCAATCTGGCAGTGGCGTTGTTGTTGAGTGGAGACTACGCCCAAGGATTCAAGGCCTACGAAAGCCGCTGGAACTACGAACACCTAGCTGGCACTTTGCCCAATTGGCCACAGCCCAGGTGGACTGGACAAGACCTACAAGGCAAAACAGTTTACATCATGGGTGAGCAAGGTCATGGTGACAACATACAGTTTGTGAGATTTGTAGGTGATGTGGCGGATCGTGGCGCCAAAGTTGTATTGGCAGTGAATCAAAGTTTGAGACCTTTGTTCCAGGGGCCCAGCATACCTCACATCGTGTGCGACGGCGAGGCCTTGCCTGAGTTTGACTACTGGATACCTATAATGAGCATACCCGGAGTTATAGGCACAACTCTAGAAAACCTAGCGCAGGTGCAGTATTATTTGACAGCAGATAAAACTCTGGAACGGCAATGGCAACAACGCCTGGGTCCAAAAAAACGACTGCGTGTGGGATTTTGTTGGTCGGGTCGACGTGACACCTGGATCAACCGTCACAAAGGCATGCCTTTTGATACCATGTTGACATTGATAAAAAAGAATCCAAACTACGAATGGGTCAACCTACAGTGCGATTGTACCAACGAGGAAGAGGCAGCCTTGGTAGCCGCCGGAGTCACGGCTTATCCAAATAGCATACAGAGCTTTGCTGATTCTGCTGCCTTGATCATGCACATGGATGTAGTGCTCAGCGTAGACACTGCTGTGGCTCACTTAGCCGGTGCATTGGGTCGACCTGTGTGGGTCATGCTGAGTCATTTTGCATTGGATTGGCGCTGGCTGTTGAATCGTGATGACAGTCCATGGTATACCACAGCTCGGCTGTTTCGTCAACCCGCTATGGGCGACTGGCACTCAGTCACAGAAAAAATACACAAGTTTCTTAGTTGGTATAAAATTTAAGCCAACAAAAAAGCACCTTGCGGTGCTTTCTTGCCTTCCCATCCCTGGGTAGTTTTTGTTTCTTCTCTGATTAGGAGAATGACAAGTTTTGAACTGCGATCTCGCCAACATAGTCAGCTGCGTTACCAAAGCTGGATGCTGTGTTGGTCAACTCAACGAAGCCATAACGTGTCATGAATGATACGACTGGTTCAAATGTTGATGGATCAAGAACAACACCGCTGCTCATTAAAGGAATATATGGGCAATAGAACGCGGCAGCATCTGCCTCGCTTGTGCCTTTATAACCTACCAACACAGAAGCTGTGTCAGAAGCGTAGCTGTTTACAAACACACGCATTGCACCGTTCAATGTACCAACAAACTTGGTGTTTGTAGGTGCTTCAAATGTGCCTTCTGTTGTGCGAGCAAAAGCTGATGTTGTTGCGGATTGCAACACTGTCAAACTTGCTGGAGATACTACAGCCCAGTTACCAGCGCCACGACGTGTACGCTGAGCGATCAAGTTAGCAACGCGGTTGATCAACACTGCCAAAGCGGCATGCTCATCACCAACGAATGTTGCTGTACCAGATACTGTTGCTTGGTTGTATGTATACTCTGTAGCAGCCAATGTGCTCAAGGATAATAAAATCTCTTGATCGATCTCAGCTGTGATCTCTTGTGCAAGAGCAGCCATGATTTCAGCTTCTACATCGATACCGTGCATGGCTTGTGCATCTTGAGCAGATTCAAATGTCCAACGAGCTTGTAACTTGCGTGTCTTAGCTTCAACAGCTTGTTTTAAGATTTGTACGGAAATTTGCTTACCGCCTGTGCCTTCCATGGTCGCTGTGTTGTTACCTGTGTAACCTGTGGCTGTTCCAGTAGCCTGTGGTACAGTGGAGTAAGCTGTAGCGATTGTGAATGGGCTCAAAGCTTCAGAACCAGCTGCAACGCTTGTGGCGGCTGCGGATTGGTCATTCAAGCTCTGTGCATAGCGAACACGTAATGTGTGGATTTGACCAACAGGACCTGTCATTGGTTGAACACCAACTAACTCGTTAGCGATAACGGTTGGCATAACACGACGGATCACTGGCAGAATCACACGGTTTAATGTAGCGATGTTGCCAGATACTGTGGAACCAGAAGAAGCGTTCTCACGCAAGTACTTCTTGGTATTTTCAAGGATTACGCTCATGGAAGTACGCTTGGAGCCAGATAAACCCTCCAAGAGTGCGTCTTTAGTTTCGTCCCAACGACCTTCTAATAATTCTTGTGACATTTAAGTCTCCTTATAATTATGTCTTGGATTACAGCCCTGCCAAACGCTTTAGATCGATCACGTTGGATTGTTCTTCCACCTGATCTGCATCTGGACTGCGGGCAGATTTATCGCCAGTTGCTACGCTTACAGATTCTGTGATCACTTTACGGGCTTTCACAGTGCCTTCAGCGAGGACAGCTGGTAGATACTTTTCAAAAGCATTGGACAAACGTGTTGTCTGTACGCTTTCGAGCAAGTTCTTCATGATTTCGCGCTTCTCTTCATTGAGAGGTGCGAGCAATTCTTCCATGGCGTTTGCACGCTGATTGGATTCCTTGATCATGCGGATCTCGCGTTCTTTTGATTCAACGAGAACTTTTGCTTTCTCGGTGAACTTGACGGCTTCAGCCAACTTGGCATCCTTGGTTGCGATGATATCGTGCAACTTGCGTACTTCAGCTTTCTCATTGAGATGAGTTGCGCCAAATTCTGCGGCGTATGCTTCAAAGATTCTGCGACCAAAATTGTTCTCGCGAGCAACTTGGATGTCTTCTTTGAGTTGGTTGAGTTCAGCCTTGAGATGTGTGCTAACAGCCGTGGACATTTTCTGGGCGGATTCTGTGACGAATTTAGCCTTGAGTTGTTCCAACTTGGCGCGAGCTTCTGCCACCAGACGCACTTTTGTCTCTACGACATCACGTTTGTCTTCGGCAAATTCTTGAATCTCGCGTGCAAGAGCATGAACAACGAACTTTTCTAATTTTTCAATTCCTTCGTTGTGTGTCTTGCGATCTTTGCGCAGTTCGCCAATTTCTTCAGCCAGTTTGGTGATCATGAAGTTGTTGAACTTAGTAGCATCTTCTTTGATCCGGGCTTGGAACTTGACGCGGTCTTCGGCCAGTGCTTGCTTTTCAGCAGCCACTGCTTGAAGTTCTGCGGCTAGACCTTCTGTTACCATACGATCCAGGGCTTCTACCATCACTTGTTTGTCGTGCTCGTAGCGTTGCGCAAACTCTTCGCGGAGTTCTGCACGTACTTGTTCGCGAGCTTCATTTAACTTGGTTTCCCAAGCCTCAGTAATTTCTTGCTGAGCTTCTTCGCTTAACAGTTCGCTATCTAGTAACGGTTTAATAGCATCTTGCATGCTTATTTCTCCTAGATTTTGAGACCACGTATCAAGCGCATTACTTCGCTTTTTACGTATCTCTGTGCTTTGCCGCTCTTGGCTGGGTCCTTGAACATTTCCAACAGTCTAGCTCCGCCGGCATGATTTAACAGGCCTTCGTAGATTGCTGTGGGATATGCATTGGGGGCGCTGGGCTGAGCGACCACATCTACAGTGACAATTTCAAAGTCACTGACATGTCCGTTGGCGTCGTTGACGTTGCCGCTGCCACGACTGCTAACACCTAATTTCACACCGCTTGTGAGCATGGTTTTGACCAGCTCGCCCATGGGTGTGGGTAATATCTTTAATTTTCCATAACCTGCAGGGCCATCCATCCACATTTTTTCAATCATGTGACTCACACGATCCAGGTTGATCTTCAAGTCTTCTGGGTGGTCTACTTCACCCAAGACTGAATGACCAGTGGTGATCTGTTCGTTGATGGTGTCTACTGCCTTGGCTATTTCGTTGACAGGATATACTCGTTCGTTGGCGTTGCGAACACCGCCCTCAATGCAGATGCCTTTGAGGTACAGGTTCTTGCCAGATCCATCTGCGGCTTCCTCAGACAAGATTTCTGCTCTTGCCTGAGTGAAGCTTAGATGTTCTCTTAGATAGCGAGCCATATCTAACTGTTAAGCCTTGGGAAATGGAGTTTTTGTGTTTACACCAGTGGCTTGTGCAAGGTGTGGCTTGGTAGCTGGTGTCATTTTCTTGTCACCAGTAGCAGGCGTATTTTGCACTTTGCCGATCAACTCACCAGCTTTGGGAGCTGGGCGACCTTCGGCTGTGTCACCAGTCATTTTTACAGGACTGGCTACAGCACCTTTGGCGCCACTGTTGTTGGCATTGGTGCTTTTGGTGTTTGTTCCGGCTGGTTCAGAAGTCACAGGAGCAGGAGCTTTGGCCAGGTTAATAGCTTCCATCATGCCCATTTCAATTTCTTCTGAATCAGACTCTTCCTCTTCTTCGCCGTCCATGTCAAAATCGGCTGTTTCTGTGTCGTCCATTTCTAAGTCGTCACCGCCCATTTTGTCACCAACTGCGTCGCCGCCTTCGTCGCCCATAAGGGATTCAAATTCAGCCATGAGTTCGTCTAATTTGTCTTCTAGATCAACCACGCGATCTTCAAGATCTTCGTCGCCTTCGCCTTCTTGCATTTCCATGCCTTGTTCTTCAGCGTCAATGTCGTTCATGAGTTCTTCTTCGTCGGCCATCGTGGACTCTTCCATCTCTTCGTCTTCTTCTTCGTCCATGCGCTCTTTACGATCTTTTTTGTCGTCGTACTCGATGTCTTTGGTGACTTTTTCGCCGGCTTTTTCAGCTTTTTCGTCTTCGTCATCAGTGGACTCGGCTTCTTCTAACGCTTCCTCTTCTTCTTCAGTCATGAGGTTTTCGTAGATTTCGCGTGACTTTTCTACCACGATATCGTGGAAAAGTTCTTTGGCTTTCGCCTCTTCGTCGTTGATCACGTATTCGATCAACTGTTCAAATTTCGATGTCATATTATCTCCTTCGTAGGTTATGGCTCGTGATAATATTTACATATTATCAGAAATATTGGTGTATTTGAGGTGGAAAACTGGAGGTTTTATGACTGCAATATTACAATGCAGGTGCCGCAGGCGGCGGTGCATACTGCTTTTTGATTTGCTTGAGTTTTTCTTTGTATTCAAAACTTCTTACATCGTTCATTTGACGTAGTTTGTTCAACTGTTTCAAAGTCAAGCGTGTCTTGCGCAGATCGCCCAGCCTGGGTTGGCTGTTGTCCTGACTGACATCTTGATAGGCTTCAGGGCTGCGCTCGTAGATTTCGTTGAGTATCATGTGAGTATTTATACGCCAGGTATGCCAGCAGGTGCCGGTGTACCAGCTGTGCCAGCGGTTCCGGGTGCTGTGGTAGGTGCTCCCGGTACTCCACCTTGTGCTATTCCAGCCTCGGCGCCTAGTTCAGCACCAGCCAGTTCTTGTCCTGCGGCTATGTCGCTTTCTAGACCTGCAGGCGTGATGCCTATGGCCCGCAGATCTTGCCCTTGCGTGGTGGTCATTTCAGGTTCGTCGCGCTCTTCCTTCCACATCTGTTCGTTTTCCAAGATTTCTTCGTCGGACAGGCCTAGATAGCGTTTCATCATAAAACGTTTGCTGAGATACGGCAAAGGTTCCAGGCTGGTAAATGCCTGTATGCGGCTGGTGTCTAATTCGGCCTGACGATAGCTGGCAAAATTCTGTGGTTCACACAAGTTGATGCTGAACAGACCTGCATCAATGTTGAAACCTCTCCAACGCAGGAACATCTTGAATTCGTCGTCCAGTTTCTGCATGATCAAGCCTTGCAGACGCTCGCAATATTGGTTGAAGCGATATTCTTGTATGAGTGCAGTACCTACTCGACCATCGTTCATGGCTCGATCTGAGTCGTCGGGGCCAGTGGGCAAGTAACTGCTGGGCACACGCAGGCCTCGGGCCATTTTGTTGTTAAAGTATTTTAAATCGTCAATTTCGCCCAGATTGGCGCCGCCGGGCAGTGTAGTCACATCCGAACCTTTGCTGTCTGCACTGACCGGAAAGAAATAGTCTTCGTTGATACTGAGAGGATTGTAGCTGGCATCCATCATGTTGGCTCCGCCACCGGTGTTGGTAGGAATACGACGCTGATGCATTTCGTTTTTGACACGTTCCACAAACTGCATGGCCATGTGGCTGGGCATGTTGCCCACGTCGATCTTGAATATCCTGCGTTCTGGAGCACGTTGAACCCGATAGATCAGCACAGAATCTTCCAACAATTCCTTTTGCTTGAATACCTTGAATATGTTTTCCAAGATACTTTGTCCAAATGGCCAGAAAAAGTCAAGTCCTTCGTTCAAGCTGAGATGTACCACATGTCTAGCATCAATACAGGTTTCGTTCATGGCCTGTGTGAATCTGCTGTTGCCTGTTCCGCCTCCAGCACCGCCATAGCCACCACCATTGGGTGCTGTGTAGTTGTTTTGTCCGGCTACGCCTGTAGCACGGCTTACATAGTAGTCCGACGTGGTCTTTTGTGCCACGCTCATGTTTTGAAAATTGGGGTTGATATCTCTGATGATGTACTGCTCAGGTCGCTTGCCCTCGCTTTCATTCACAATAACTCTGGCTACCTTGACCATGTCTACCCACATCATTTCAAAGGTTTCTGGGTCACGCACAAACACCTGATCGCCATACTTGATAGTGTTACGGAACAGTTTGAATATGCGCTGATCCAGCTTGTTGAGCTTGGTCCACTGTTGCAGTTGTTTCTTAATGATGTCAACTTCGTGATCGGTGGGTTTGTCGTTGAACTGTATTTCAAATGGAGTCTTGTTGTCTTGATTGACCTGTGTTGAAAATTCTGCTATGATGTCCAAACAGGCATTGACTTCCGAATCGCAGTCCATGTTTTCATACTGATTGTAGCGTTCAATACGATTAGGATGTCCGCTGTAGACTTCGGGCAAGCGTGACGCATAGTTGCGGAACGCAAAATCATTGGGTGTGCCTGTGCCATCAGCATAGCCCACTCCAGTTTGTCTGGGATAATTTGGAAGTCCAAATTGATTTTGTCCAGAGATCGGACTGAGTTGGCCGCCGGTGTTGGCAACCTTGAAATACTTTTTCCACCCAGGTTTACGGGTATTTTGATTATCAGCCATGGTAGTATATTTACCGTGACCTAGGTACTATACTGCATTATTTTTGTTGACACACTGAGTTGATTCTTCAAGACCGATACCATTTCATCCAGTTTGTCTAGTTGAGCTTGCATTATATAGCTGTCTGACATGCCAGCTGCTGCTTGCTGTGCTGTGGTATTCAGTGGCACCACTGCCTCGGTTCCGTGCATGGTCAGATTGGGTTTATAACCACTCATTGGTCCTGACAATATGGCGCCCTGGGCGGCACTCACTTCTGCATGTATATGATCTCCGGTGGCTATGGAACCATTGGGATTGACCTGACCTTTTTGTTCATACTGTGCAAAGCTCACACCGGCCATGCTCTTGATCATGCCCAAAACGCTTTCATACTTGGTAGGATCATTTAGCACTATGTCTAGTGCCCGGCCTGCTTTGTGTTTAGAGTTGGCATCACGACCTGTGTCATTTAGCCCGCTAAAATATTTTAAATCTCCGCCCAACTTGTCTTGAATCGTGTAGGCCAGAGCCACTAAGGCTTCTGAGGAGCCGCCGCCTGCTACTGATTCTGCGCTTTTGAGTTTGAGTCCGGACGTGTCTGTTCCTCGCCCAGCTGGTGCTGCTGTGCCGGCTGTGGGCACTTCCATTCCGGCCATGCTGCCACCAGCATCAGTGCCGGCACCACCAGCTGTGGTGGCTTGTGCGGCAGCTGTGGCTGCTTGAGCTTTCTTTCTGCTGGGCAAGAAACTGGTGAGATATTCCACGCTTTCAGTCAGCATTTGCATGGCCTTGGTAGCTGGATTCACGCCCAGATTCACAAAGCTCTGTAGATTTTGTGCTGTCCTGATCTGGCTGTCACGCATCTGACCTTGAGATTTGGTGGCACTGTCAAATCCTGCGCCGGCCTTGTCTACATCATTGGTTATGTTTTCTAATTCTTTTGCAAACGGATCTATGCCTTTGTTGCCCAACATCATCAGGCTTCTGGTAGAAAGTCCAATCTGTCCTCCTACCTGTGCCACTTCTTTGGTGATATTAATCATTGGCCTCGAAGAGTCGCTAAGAAGTTGCATGGCTTCTGCAGCCGTCATTCCAGCGGCCAGGGATTCCTTATTGATTCTTGCTGATTGTCCTTGTGTGCTGAGCAACAAGTCTGTGGTGCCGGTTATAGCTCCACTAACATTAGAAGCTATCTCCAATGCAGCTTTTTTATCAACAGCATACAATTGATTGAAGAGCTTCATTGCTTCTTTTTGTGCATCCACGGGCAAGTCCATGAGCGAGGCATAGAACGCATCAATGTTCAAGGCTTCTTCTCGCTGTGCTTCCATTTCCTCGCGAGTCTGTCCAGTCAAGCGAGTAAGGATCTCCATCTCTCTTATGTAGGCTTGGCTGCCCTTGATCAGATCCTGTGTGCTGCGTCCACGCAGTTGCCCCAGTGCACCTTCTTGTTTGTAGAAACCAGCCATGCCATTGTTGATGTCATCAACAGTCATACCCAAATTAAAGAAATACTTCCTGATGTCAGCGGTCTGGAGACCAGCACCAATGTCCATGAACTGTTTGGCGCCTTCCACTGCACTGGAAGAAAACAAACCAATGTTCTTGCTGTTGTTGGCCAACAAGGTGCCAAGGTTGCCTAGCTGATCTACGGTGTAGCCCATCTTGACCGCAGATTCAAACACCTGGGTCATGGCTTCGGCACCTATGGTGCCAGATCTACTGATCTTTTGATAGCTTTCGTATAGTAGGTCGCTTTGTTTGTTGGCCGCACCCACAAACATGGCCACGGCCTTGGTAAACAAGCCAACAGCAACGCCGGCTGGACCAAATTTCATGGCATAGGCAGCTACAGCATTGGCACCGGAGTCTAAGGAATCGTTGAATACCGCAGCACCTTGCTTGCCGGCATACATGTCTTTGCCCAGAGCTTTGAAACTGGTGCCCAATTGGGCCATGCTGGCCCGGAGATTGGCGGTGTAGCCCTTGACACCGGCCTGGGCATCTTTCTGGGCTTCGGCATAGTCTTTGGCCGAAATATAGCCAGCCTCAAAGTTCTCCTTCATGGCCCGGAGATACTTTTCAAATTCTTCTGGGGAGGTGAATTCTGCCATAATTATATTTATCGAGGATTTTTATGACGCCAAACAACCCCTTAAAGCAGTATTTTAGACAGCCCAGCATCTACATCAGATTGCCCAGCAACGGAGAACATTATCCGCCAGGCACGTTGGACATGCCGCCTAACCGTGAGATTCCGGTGTTGCCCATGACTGCCGTGGACGAAATCACCTATCGCACCCCTGACGCCCTGTTCAATGGTTCTGCCATGGTTGGTGTGATCCAAAGTTGCATACCCAGCATAAAGAATGCCTGGGCCATACCCAGCATGGATGTGGACACCATCCTGGTGGGCATACGAGTGGCCAGCTACGGACACAGCATGGATCTGACCAGCCAGTGCCCTAAATGCAAGCACGAGCATGATATCAGTGTAGACTTGCGCATGGTTCTGGACAACTTGAAAACTCCTGACTATGCCCAAAGCATACGGCACGGCGACCTGGAATTTTTCTTCCGTCCCATGACTTACCAAAATCTCAATGACAACAATCAAATGCAATTTGAACAACAAAAATTGATGAGCTTGTTGCCCGACAGTGATCTTCCCGAAGCAGAAAAAATTGCCAGTATCACTGACGCTTTGAAAAAGATCACATCAATAACCATCGACGCCTTGTGTCAAAGCATAGGCGCGGTAAAAACACCACAAGCCTTGGTCACTGAGCCAGAATTCATAAGAGAACTCATGCAAAACTGCGATCGCAAGGTGTTCAACAGTGTGCGTGATCATATCATAGCTTTAAAAACAGCTGCCGAGCTGCAGGCTTTGAAAATGACCTGCCCTGAATGCAAGAACAACTACGAGCAAGGCATGACCTTGGACATGACAAGTTTTTTCGAAGCCGCCTCCTAGTCCTGGATTCTGACCAAATTTCCAAGATGCTGGATGACATGGACAAAGAAGCAGACAACATCCGGCGGGAGGCACTGAAAATGAGCTGGTACATGCGTGGCGGACTGACCTATGAACAGGCCATGAGTCTCAGTGCCACCGAACGTGAAATAATCAGCGGCCTGATCAAAGAGAATCTTGAGACCACTAAAAAGTCAGGCCTCCCTTTCTTTTAAAAAATGTTAAATTTAGAAACTGTCACCTACGACATAGAACGCTGGATCGCAAACTTTGTAGAAGTTCCGCACCAGGCTCTGGGTGGCTGGGCCCCGTGTCCCTATGCTAGAAAAGCAAGATTAGATCGTGACTTTGAAGTCAGGTTGGGCGTGAACCCGTATTTTGATTTGAAAGTTGTTGCCCAGACTGGCATTGCCAAAAGCGTGGTGATTTTTGTTTATGAATCAACAGCTTACAGCTACGAGCACTTCCACGCTCACATCAACTCAGCCAATCAAGAATTTTTGTTGTCGCAAGATTTGTTGGCCCTGGAGGACCACCCAGACGCACCTGAAATAGTCAACGGAGTGAGCATGAATCAGGGCACCTATGCCCTGGCCTTGGTGCAGTGTCTCAGTGACCTGGATCAAAAAGCACGACTCATGGCAAGCAAAGGATTTTACAAGACCTGGCCTGAAGAATACTTAACTGACCTGTTTCGACACCGACGGGATCCCAGGTCATGACCTACCAATTTGCCAGAATAGATTTGACCAAGACCACATACCAGCCTTTGGTAAGTTGGGAATATCTTCGTGAACCCAATATCCCTGTGTTGCAAGACATATATCGTACTTACTGTATCTACAAGCACTTTGCCAGTGTCATGCCTTTGTTTGACAGTCAATTTACCGATGCCATGACTGATGTGATTGGATATAGAGAACAGGGTCAGCTAGTGGCTTTTAGTTTGATGAAACGCTACGATGATAAAAATGTATTAGCCAGTCAGTTTGCGTGGACCTATCACAATCCACGCACACGATTGGGCATAGAAAGTTTGAAGACCGAATGTGCAATTTACAGAGATCGCGGTTTTGAATACTTGTACTTGGATCAAGCACACTTGTACAAACAAGGCCTTGAAGGCTTTGAACTACTAGGACCTATACAATAATGGCAGACTTATACACAATTTGGGCAAACAAGGAAGGCGATATTTCAGACCTAGACTGGGTCACAGGCATGAAGAGTTTCTTTGATCATTTGATCAGCGAAGGCAAGATGGAATCATATAGAATTACCCGATGCAAGATGGGATTCCGTAGCATTGCAGACATGCCCGAATGGATGATCCTGATGGAGTTCAAAGATATGGGCCAAATGGATTCGGCATTCCGAAGAGTTGCACCACTTGAAGGTGAGCTCGAAGTCAAACACAAAAGTTTCAATCAGTTTGTGGCAGGCGATATCCAGCACGCACTTTTCAGAGACTGGCCTGATCAGTTCTAACTGTTCGAGATCTCTGACGAGATCTATTGATTCACTTCGTTCATCAATGATTGCTTTTCCGTATTATCCAGATCTTGTGGTCACAATTCACCCGTTACCGGGTGAAAAGAGCCGCATTATCCGAGTCGGAGCAGTCACTTCATTCTGATGAGATTGTCTTTCGACGCGGAGGCGGTTGACCGGTACCCCCTACTCAAGCTTCACATATCAACGGAACCCTAGTGACCCGAGAAGAACCAAGTCCTATAAGCATGAGTTGTGTCTTTTTCACAGAGCTCAAACCATTTGTTGCCTTAAGTTAGCATTTGCCTTTGACACCCAAGAATCTGGACCGGGTATTTCACCGTTCCTCAATGGGGGTAGGTAGTCCTACCGCAGAGTCATATTGTTGCCTGTCTAAGTTTAAATTTTGTTTTTTATGTGACTACCATGTATACGGCAAACTATCTGTCCGTTGTAGTAGTCGTCTGACTCTAATACTCTATGATTAAATTGTTCTCTAGCCTCTATGTAACTACAAGTTGCTTTTGAATTGCAATAAAATAATATTTCTCTTGTGAAGTTGTCTGAGCCCAGCTCTGCAATGTCTTTGTTGAGTTGATCGTTGCTTCCATAGTATAGTTGCCAGTCTGAATCTATTTTGCTTTTTATTTTTTTACGTTTCTTTTTGCCATTTTTGAGTTTTACTGTTTTGTATGTTGTTTTGCTGAATTTTGCTAGTTTTTTTCCAATATACTTTCTACCGGTGAGCTTGTTTGTGATTATATAAACAAAGCCCACACAGTCTTCGGGCAAGGTTTCAATTGTTTTGTTTTCGTACAGCCATACCATGGACTATTGTTTATCATTATAAATTGCCGCCAGAGATTTTTTGAACCATAGATCTGCCATGGCTAGGGTATCGATTGGTTCATTTGGAACAGGAATTTGATTGCGCCTGCACCAGGATCTAAGCAAAATTTTGTCATAATAATCGAGATTTATATCGGCGGTGTTGTATTGCAAAGGCGCAAAAGTATTATGACCCAGGGCTTGTTTTAGCTGATCACATATAGACCATTGATTTTTGAATAATTTTTTTTGTTTTTGCATCCATTGATCCAAAACAGGTTGGCATAGCGTAGTGTCCAAATCAATTTGTTTAAGAATGGCAATATCTCCGATCAAAAGTTTTTCCAATGATATGTTTATGTCCCACTCTGGTAACGCACTCGTCGGAATGTTTGACCCAAATACCAACTGATCTTTAAAAATTACCGTTCCTAAATGTCCTTTTTTGTCTAAATATTGGTGCACTTTAGAATTATAATTTTTCATTACTTCTGGGTCATCTAGGGCTATTTTGGTACACCAGTTATTGAGCACACAATAAAACATACTTTCAGAATAAGTAATACCTACTACAATACTACCGGAAAGATTATTTTTAAGCCACCGGGCCTGATCAGCAGAGTGCGTGGGCAAAATCAGAGTTTGAAACGCCTGTAAATTTGGCCATGTGTGCAATAATTCTAAATCATCGTTGCTCCAGGATCTCCAAAGCCATTGCCCTGGGGTGTGAGAAAAATTATCTTTGAACCAGGGGTTAATGCAAGGTTGCGTTCGGCCGGCTTTGGTTAGATTAAATTTTTCAACCACTGTCTTAAATTTAGGATCCGTACCCAACAGTCTTTGAACAGTGTCTCCACCGCTGCCGGGTTGCCAGCAAAGTATGATCACATTATTCATATTGTAAATACAACCAGATATCTCCAAATGATAATCTTGCTTTTTCTAACATAACTTTTATTTTGGTTAGTTTGAATTTTTTGTGTTTCCAGTTGCCAAATGCCGATTCCACGGTAGAGTTGACTCGATCATATGGTAGATATCTATGATTACAGGTGCAAAACATTTTGCCGTCGGACTTCAAATGTTTGTCGGCAATTGAATTTATTAACTCATAAAGTTTGTCAGGATCAAGATATTTGAATTCAAAATTGTTAATCATTACGATATTGTCATACCGTCCTTGAGGCTCAAGGTCTAAATTTTCCACTAGTCCTATAAAAATTTCACCCAAACATCCTAACATCAAAGTTCTTCCTGGCTTGAGATCTTTGATTACCATGGCATCTTCTAATAACAAAATTTTTTCTGTGCATCGACGATTGTGTTTCATTACTGCCCACCTATCAAAATAGTGAGATTTCAATTTCCTACAAAGAATTTTGTTCATGTTTTTTTTGCTACCAATGCAGTGACTGGATATTCAAAATTCCCCAACTGCCCGCGATCATCTTCTCTAAAAATTTTGTCAATGATCGTCCAATCTGGTAGTTGACTTTCAACAAAATTTAACAAATTCAAATCCCAATTTGGGCCAGCGAACGTCGTGTCGTTGGTGTAATTTTTGTATATAAAAAATTTATTGATCGCGATCCATAGGTAATTTTTGCTGTGTTTGCTAACATCAGCCACAGTCTTTGCTAGATAATCTAAGGACCAGTGATTTTGATTTATAGTCAATACGTGCATTTCGTGGAGTAATAGATTGTCGGCGTTAGTAACATAAACTACGTCATCAATGGCATGCAACCTTATAAAGTTGTCTATGCGTTGTTGTTGCGGCAGTTCACCATTAAGTTTCCACACATCTTTGCAAGGAATCCAAGGCACATTTACTTTAACCGAAAACTTCATGCCATGTCAACATCAGTGTTATATGAGGTAAAGCCACCTTCCTTGACCACTCGGAGTATGTTCTCAACACGTCCGGCTAGTTCGTCTCTGTGACTGACCAACCAGATTGATTTGTGTCGTTCGCGGCTCATGTGTTTGAGCAAGGCCAGGCTGTTTTCTACACCCTGTGTGTCCAGGCCCGAATCAATCATTTCATCTATGAACAGCACATTGATAGGTTGATACAGGCTTTCAAACACATCGCGGAAGGCCCAGCTCATGCTCAGAATCAACCTATTGCGTTCACCACGACTCAAATTGTCAAAGTCCAACTCACGGCCTAACTCTTCAATCGAAACTGTGAGATCATTCTGGAACACCACAGTGTGTGGCAGGCCAATCCTGTCCAAATAGTGCGTGAGTCGGGCATTCAAATAGCTTAGATTCTGTTCTATGATTTTTTTGCGTATGAAACTATCTTTGCTGGTCAACAGTTTGAGCAAGAAATCTTGATGTTCTTGCAATCTAGTCAGCTCATTGAGAGTATCATAGCTGACCACTTGCAAGGCCTGTCCTGCCATTTCATCAATCTGCTCGCCGTAAGGATCAGTTTCGCCATGTTTGTTTTCCAACTGTGTTTGCAGTGCGGCCAGGCTAGATCTATGATGGATAGCATCTTCCTCCTTGTCATAGAACATGGCCGGTGGCTTGCCTAGCGTGCCCAAGGCGGTGTGGGCAGTCTCAAGTTCTGATAAGAGCTGTGTATGTTCCGAGCACGCCGTTCGCGCTCCCACCAGATCTTTCTGCTTACTTTCCAATACTTGTTGGTGCTTATTGTCGTGGAATGCTTGACCGCATGTATGGCAGGTATGGCTTTCAAGTGTCGCAATCTCCTTGACAAGCTTCTCAATGCTTTTTGTCTCGCGGTCCTTATCAAGCTTCGTGCGGGAGATCTGTCCAGCCAAGTCATTAAGGTCCTTGCGCTTCTGGTCCCATATCTTGTGCGCCTTGTGGGCCTCGATCTCGGCTTCAATGTCAATCTTCTTGAGTTCCTCGAGCGCCGTTTGTAATTTTGTAATCTCTTCTTCATGTTTGGTCACCCATAATGTTTGTCTACGTCGCAAGGCTTCAATCTGTTCTTCTATGCGTTTGTTGGCCTCCTGTACAGCACGTATACGGAATTCTTCCTGTTGTATGGCCTCTTTGGTCTGTCTATTGTGTTCTTTGATACGATCGGCACGCTCGCTCAGCAAGGTTATGCCCAAGAGTTGTTCAATGATGGTGCGTTGATCGTTGGCCTTGAGACTCAAAAACGGCTCTGTGTAGGTGTTCAAGGCCAAGATGTGTTTGAACATGTCATGGCTAAGACCCAATGTATGTTCAATGGCATCCTGGGTTTCTCGGCTGTCGCCCTGTGCTTCATCGGTGATGGCCTGCTCTTGGTTGTTGACATAGAATCTCAGCACATTGGGCTTGCGACCACGTTCTATACGATATTCTTTGCCACTTACACTGAAGTCCAGGCTGACCAACATGTTCTTGCCATTGGTCTTGTTGACCAAGTTGTCTTTGCGTATGTTTGAAAGAGCTTGGCCATACAGGCTGTAGCTGAGTGCATTGATTATGGTGGTCTTGCCTGTGCCGTTACGGCTACCGTCTCCGCCCAAGTCTAAATTTTCACCCAATACAAGTGTTAAGTCCTTGCGATCAAAATCAATTCCCTGTGTAGCATTGCCTACACTCATGAAATTTTTTACGGTAAGATTTTTAATTTGTATCATCTGTTGATAAGTTTAACATAGTTGAGTAATGATCGCAAGCGGTTTTAATAATTGTCGGATCAGAAATATGATAAAACGGTCTTGTAATAGTTGCATCATAGTGGTCCCAAAGATTGTATGTTGCTTCACGATCTTTGTAACCAAAATTCCAAATCTTAGAATCTGTAAAATTTTTGTGCTCAAACCCACCTCTGGACCAGATCCAATTTTTAACTTTGCTAGAATTTATTAGCTCAAGGGTGCTACAAATAAAAAGATAATTTTTTTCAACCTCGGTGTCAATGTTGATAAAATTTTTAAAAAAAGTTTTAATTAAGTTTGCCTGTGATTGATCCAAATACAAAGTATTTTCTGGAGTCAACCACGACGTGCATATCATTTGCCGGTCTTGATCCGGAAATGAACGATTCCAGTAGTTTTTGTACCCAGGAAATTTTTCTGCCGAGTGATTGATCACAAATTCGTTACGAACAGAACTGGTAGCATGATATATGAGATATTCGCAGTTGTTTTTTAAGGCTTCTTTTACTTGTAGATATATTTGAAAATTACTAGCACCCGGACTGGCCAAATTAATTACATCAAGAGTATCATGAGTCTTTTGGAATTGTGTCGCCCAGCCGCCCGGGTATTCGATATCGATTGAACAAAAACTGTCTCCGCAAATATACAAAGTTTTCATGATAACATATTTTTTAATTTACCCAATTCATTTGCTTGAAAAGTGAACAGATGATTGAAATTGTGTTCGACAATGGGTTGCATCTGTGTTGCTAAATTTTTCCAGTCCTGATGAGCCAAATATTTTAAATTGTCTATGATTATTTTACTTCTTTCGTAGCAAGACTCTTTGTTATCATAGCTTTCGTCCCAAAAACTATCAAATGTTTTGAATCCACAATCTTTCAAAAAATTCAAATTATTTTTTGGACCTAAAATCATAAAAGGCATGTGGTTGACCAGGGCCTTCCATGTTTTTTCAGTCACAAATGGATATGGATAATTGCCCACAGTTTCAGTCACGATGTAGACCAGCGATTGTTGCAAAAAACTAGCACAAAAATCTATGTTAGAGGAGTTAGTCATATCTCCTTCAATCTCTTTAGATTTAATAGGAATAGATAATTGCGTTGAATACTCTACATGTAGTAGTTTTGATGCTTTGCATGAAGATAAATTTTCATTGATTCTAGTAAACGGTTCTGTTTTTCTAAAGTGTATTTTAGAATTTTTTATTGATTTGGTATTTTTTAAATCAGAGTACCAGGGTGGGCTACAATTAGTATGATATGATATCATTCCTTTATCAATTAAATTGCTTTGATACAACAATGCTATAAATGTTTTCCGGTGAAATCGTTCTGATCCGTTTAGACAACTATACAAAAAAGATTTTTTTGTAGATTTTATTGTTGTTTTGTTCAACTTTGATATATCTGGGTAGGTATACCATAGTGCAAAATTAATAATTTTAGGGCATGATAGATTTTTAATTTCGCAACAATGAAAAATTTCTTCTTCTATGCCAGGAAAATTTGTTATCATGACAATATGATCGGTACTGAGATTCAATTCAGATATGATTTCAAACAAATTATATATGGTGTTGCCCGGGCCAGAAAGAGATGGATAATAATCAATGTCATGTAATGTAATTAAAAGGCGCTCGTGCGGGGTGAAAACTTTATCTTTGTATTGGTGCAGATTGTCATATAAATTATTCAAATCGTAATCAGTTCGTGCTAATACAATCACATCAACCACAGATAGATTGCTAGGAAAGTTTTCAGCGATTGTGGAGGAAGAAAAATGTAGGTCTTTCATAACAGTAGACTTTATGTTGATTGAGAGTCTTATTTTGACTCAGGTGGTTTATGATTATATGGATTGATATATTTTTAATAATAATTTGGGATCATAAAACTCACTTTCAATGTTGGTCAGCTGATCGGTAACAATTTGATCTACACTTTCAAACTTGACTTCTCCTGGAGCCATGTCGGCATCTACGGCGGTGCTCTTTACTGGGATCAAAGCCATCTCTCTTAGATTGTAATCCTTGACAAAGGTATCTTTGATAAAATTGGCTTCCTCATAACTAATATCAATATCTAATTCTACACGCACATGCATATTTGGTGATAACAACGTTGGAGCATGATCAATAACTTGACTGAGCTTCAAAACCTTGTAAAGAGGTTGGCCGGACCAGGAATGATATTGTGGAACACCTCCCCATTCCAAGATCATCATGCCACGCTGGTCATCACCGGCATCGGCATAATTGTGTGGGAAGCAGTTGCCAATGTAATGCACATTTTTCTTTTGTTGACGCAAATGAAAGTGTCCAGAAAACACACGTTCAAAGTTACCAAAGTGATCTACCTGTATGTCGCCGTGATCGGGCATTTCTACCATGGCGTTCATCTTGAAGTGCGGCAACTCAAAATGTCCAAACATATACTGACCCTTGAGTTTTGGTATGCGTCGGTGATCATCTCCTACCAGCCATGGAGCAATCACCACATCACCATCCTCAAACCAATCGTTTACGATCTGAATGTTGGGTATGTGTCTGGCCCATTCGGTACTATAGATATCACGCTTGTCGCGATAATATAAATCGTGATTGCCAGGAATAAAGTAAAAGCGGTCAAAGGCCGCTGATAGTTTTTCTAGACTACGCAGGCTGTACTGCAAGGTCTGCATGTTGATAGCAGCACGCTGGTGGCTCCAGTCGCCCAGAAACATGCCAGTTTCACAACCGTTGGCCTTGGCCGTCTTTATAAACCAATCAATGAAATCACTACAGTCTTGATTGTGGACCAGGCTGTTTGACTTCAAGCCAAAGTGGATATCGGTACAGACTGCTACTTTGCGAAACAAATTAGACATAATTTAATTTTTTAAAATGATACAATAGGTGATCGGCCAGCTTCTCGTGAGACTTTGGACCAAAATGCAAAGAATCGTTGCCAAGATCTTGATTGATATCTGGAATATAGCAATATTCTTTGTATTTTGTATATTCGGTCATGAGCTTGTAATACAGCACATCCTTGACATCCAACGAGGTCAAAACAAATTTGGCTTTTTTGCTTCGGAGATATCGAACACCAAGATTCAATAGGTAGCAGTGTTTGTAAAATATTTGTAAGTCGTCATAAAACAGAACTGCAAATTTATTATCACAATTATTTAAAATTTTGTCTTCTGGGTCATTATCGAAAGATCTGGCAAGTCTGATTCTGTAAGGTGTAGTAATTTGCCAGATCACTAAATCTTGTGGTTGTACATCAGCATTAACCAAATGACCTAGACTCCAATCAAGACTTGATCCCGGCTCGGTTACACTTTGCAAAGACCGATGCAATGTGCGAGACAAAATATTACTGTAACGTAGATCAGTCTGATCTAGACCCGTACCATGGCTGTGACTGCAACCAAATACCCAGAGGTTTTTTTGTTTTTTTGATGATACTTTGATCAGATCGCGATCTACAAAATTTAATTCGGGTTCCGTGACAAAATTAGTAACCAAATGAAAATGACTAAGAAAGTTTAGCATTGACTTGGTTTCCATGTAAATGTCTGATTGCTTGTCAAATCCGTCTGATAAGAAATTAATTTTTTTGAATTGATCAGCAATTGAAATTATTTCTCGACTAGATAGATCCCCGAGAGAAGTATGATATTCAGATTCTGTCAGAGTGTTTTGTACGTTATCTAATAATTTAGATTTGGAATTAATCTCATTGAAATCAACAGAAGGATTAAAAATATGTAGAATGTCGGGCATGCACTATTATACTATTCTTCTGTGACGATTACAACCTCACTGGCTATCATGTTTGGATTCTTTTTACCAGCATTTTGTCGGGTCCAGGACGGATTGAGTCCAGCCTGCTCCAGCATGTCATCTCTGATGTTTTGATTTTTCTTTTCTAGATTCAAGATGCGGGTGAAACTATTTGTAATGGCTGCAGTGTAGTAGGCAAACGGATTTTGCGATTTTGATTCGTCAAACTGCAGGCCAATCTGGCTGAGTTGTAGCAAGGCTTGTCCTCGCATTTCTTCGTTGTAGGTATATCCACGCCAGTTTGATCTTGTGGCATAGCGTTCACACAGCTTGATAAACATGGTGGCCAAAGTGCGAGTCATGGTGCCGTGATCTTTTGAAAACTCACCCTGGTCCAAGTCTCCGCGCCAGTGACTTTTGCCCACGATGTATGGAGTCTTGCTTTCATCTATGCGATAGTGATAAAACGGCGGAAAGTTCAGGCGAACATGTTTTTCGTCCAGTACAGGAACCTCCAGCAGTTCAGCCAAAGGGTCGTCCTCATCCAACACGTCCAACTCAAATATGTCTTCGATTTTCTTTTTCTTTTGTTGACTCTTGGGCACTTTTTTGGGTGCCATGGGTATGTGTTCCCAGCAGGTAATACGGAATACCAGATCTGTGTTGGGGATTTTTTTGGGGTCTATGACCTGCCCAGTTTCGCGCTTGATGCGATCGGCACGGTTTCTGCGTGCTTCGGCCGTGGTCCTTTGATTGATTTTTTCCACTGTGGGTAGTATTATATCGTACTGGTGATCTTGCACAGGATCACGAAAGACACAGTAGGTATTTTTGCTTAGATGTATCTGCTTTAAGATGTCTCTGTTGTTGAGATAGTTGGTTTTTGCTGGGGTCCTTGTGGGCGTGGTTGACACTAAAATTCTCCTGAGATATTATTTATTGTAGCACAAAATGCCAGGTTGTCAACCTTTCTTTAACTGAGCCTATTTTGTTTTGGTTAAATATAAGATGCTGAATACAAACACACAACTAACTCTAGATCCTGTCACAAACAGTTTGGCACCCGTTGAAATGCCGGCCCGCACAACTTTGGCAGATATGGCTAAAATTAGACATATACACAGCGACGGCGTGTATATAAAGGCCTATCGAGTACCGGCTGGATTAAAAATTTATTCTAAGCGATTCCCCAATGATCATGTGACCATATTAGGGCAAGGCAGTGTAGTAGTAGAAAACGGCGACAAAAAATTAAAATTTTTAGCTCCAGCACATTTTGTGTTTGAGGCAATGACACGTTACACCATCCACACGCTGGAAGATTCCGTATGGTATTGTGTTCACGCAACAACCGAAACAGATCCAGCTACATTAGCTGAAATGTATTAAGCATAACAAGGATAGAGCATGGGTGTTGAAGATTTTGCCGGCGCTACAGACAGTCTCGGAGATTTAGCTACACAAGCCTTTGATGTAGCGTCAGAGACATTGTCAGACGGTTTTGAATTTTTGTCTGACGGGTTTAATGAACTGCAAGAACAGGTAGGGAGTTTTGCTGGCGACGCCGAGTGGTTTAATGCCAACAGTTTTGGTGACATATTTGACATTGGAGAACTTACGCCTCTGGGTGACCTGGGCGGTGCAGGATTCCCAAGCCCGTTTGATTCAGTCACAAACTTTTTTGGTGATCTCCGAGACAGTGTTCTAGGACCAGAATTACTGGCCGGACCTGGATCGGGTACCTTTGGCATAAGCAACCTGATCAGTGGTGTGCCTGGGGTCAGTGCTATCACATCCAATTTACCTTCAGCAATTACTCAACAGATCACCGGCACCGCGATCAAGACCGCAACAAATCTGGTCAGCAGT